AAAGTGATCAACGCTCTCATGGAGAAGATCAATGTTGTTCTTTCTGACGATGCTCAGTACTCTCAGTCTTTTGAGGGCTTTGACACAATTGAGGAAAGTTGACGACATGACGAAACACAAGAGACTCTCGAATAGCGTTCCCGTATGGAGCGACGTGCCGACATACGAGGACTGGATTACGGCGCTGGGAATGGACGACAGCGACGAGAACTACGGAGCATGGCTTGAAGCGTTTGGAGACGAAGATGCTGACTGATGGGACACGCAGGACACCGCTGAGACTGGCAGTCAACATGGGCTGGCTGATCGAAGATGGCGATGGCTTGTACTGGTCGAACTCAGATGGCTGGGTCGACAAGGGCTCTGCAGACAAGTTCACAGACGAAGAGAAGGCCATGTTCAACCTCCCCATGGGTGGCATGTGGGTCTCAGTACAGCAGGCCCACGAGCAACGGGTCGACTCAATGCGCAACCACCCATCCACGTGTATGGACGAGAAGCCCAACCTGAAATCGGTGGGGGGCGGAGCTACCGAAAGGTGAGCACCGCTAACAGAGCCCCGGCACCCAGAGCTGCAGCGAGAGAAAATCGGAAAATCGATTTTCTCAACCAGGGGAGGCGGCCCTGCGGCGGGCGACGCGGGGAAAATTCATAATTGCCCAACGGTGGTGGAAGAGGCGGCACGGACATCAGATGCTTTGATGTCCTCGATCCGAGACATCAATTTTTTTCACAATTTGGTGAATTCGCTGCCGGCTCAATTCGAACTCATCAGCAATTTGGCGGAGGGAATGACCGGCCGCCCGCATCTCCAAAATATTATTATTTCGATTTTTATCGGTAGCTGGGCCCGGTCGAAGTGGACCCCACTGCCATCCTGGAATTTCCTCGAGCTCTTTAATTCTATTTTCTGGAAGTTGATTTTTCTTTTTACGCTGCCGCGCATATCCGATCCAAGCTCCCAGAAATATTTCTTTTCCTTCGAAAATTTCAATATGTATTGCCGGAACCAGGCAATGTCCTTCGCGGGAATAAAATTGCTTAAGGGCATTTAAATACATTTGGAATCTTGAGCTGTTGTCCATGGTCGAGATAATAATTCACTTTTTTCTTTTACCAGGGAACTAAGTCTGGAAACTAAAAACTTCAAATAAAAAGTTGACATCTGGCCGGCGGCCAGGTAAGATACTGAAACTAAAGAAAGCTGGGGGATATGCCTGAACCAGATGATTTCTCCGAGACGCCTGAAGCTAACGAGATGCTGCTGCGTGCCATGGAGGAGCTTTATGATCACAACCAGGAGTTGGCCATCCGAATGAAAGAAGAGCTGGATGCTGCCGCGCGCGGGGAGGAAAATATCCTCCTGGTCGGCACCGACGGCGACTTCACAGTCACGATCCTCTACGTAGATCCAGAGTTTACCGGTGGGAAAAAAGGAATTATGCTTTTGCCCAGCTCGAGCTCCGTATCAATCCTTGCTGCAGTCGACCGAGAATTTATCGAAGACAAAATTAAGATGTGCGAGGTCATTGAGGAGAGTGGTGACGGGGCTTCAGCTGACCAGATGTGGGATGACTTCATGAGCGACCTGATGAAGGCCGCCGTCGAAGAGCACCGCAAGAACCCGAGGACATTTTGAAAGGACCAGATAGCATGACGGTGGTGGAAGAGACTTTGTTTTGGCACCAAGAACCAGATCCTGATTACTGGGATGACGCGGCCAGCCGCTGCCTGGCGGCCATCCAAAAATCTGTAGAAACAGATATTCCCGGCGGGCTCACAGAGATGCGACGCCTCCTGGATCAGATGATCAATATTTCCGAAAAGGGAGATTTTCCACCGGGCACCGGTTACGCCGAGTACTGGAAAACTCTTGGAGCTGTTGCCTGGATCGCATCAAGAAAATATGTGAAACCAGAAATAAATGCGCAAGAGCTCCTCGATGTCATCATCTCAAAACAAAAAGATTATGGCCATGACAATATTTTGCGTTTCGGGCGGATCGGAATCCTGGTTCGAATTCACGACAAAATTGCAAGATTGGAAAATCTGGCACGCCGTGCTGCAGAGCCCAAGAACGAATCACTTCGAGATAACTACATGGACGTAATTAATTACTGTGCCATCGGAATGATGGTTGAGGTCGAATGGTTCCAGCTCGAGCTTCCGTCGGTGGCGGAAGAGAGCTCCTCGAGCTCCTCGAATTAAATAAATAAAAACGAATTTTCTGGCGGCCGGCCCGGCAGCTGGGATCCATTAACTGGGAGGAAATAAAAATGGAAAATAAAAAGCTGATTTTTCTGGCGGCCATCCTGGCAGCTGCAATTAATGTTTTTGCCGTCGGCACGCTTATCTACTTTGCAGTAGATGCCTTCGCGCTTTACTCGGAAAATCAATTCACTGGCCGCATGCGATCATTCGATGTCGACTACTGGAATGCAATTGGCGGCTCAGCTGTCATTATCATCCCAACCAGATTGGCGGCCGCGTTTACTAGAAAAATGAAAAGAATGGAAATCGACCGGCGGGCGACCGACGAGTCCGACAATATTCTCAACATCATGGATGAGCTCGAGCGCTCGTTCCGAAACACCGATAAGTGGGACCCGCCGAAGATCTGACCTGGCCGGCGGCCGAATAAAAATTAAAAACAAAAAAAGAATCCCGGGGAGCTCGAGGTGCGCCACCTACAAAACGCCTTCGAGCTCAACCCGGGATTCAGCTTTCAAGGGGAAAGGGGGACCCTTGTCAGCGCCAATAACTTAGCACAGCCCCGCCGCGCGCGAGTGCAACTCCGGATAGATCTATCCAGATGAGCTCGAGAAAAATCGCAAAAGAATTTTGGCTAGTTGCTTGCGACGGTGGTGGAAGAGATGCTATGTTCTTCTCACAACTTAGTGGCGCCACATCACTGAGACACCTACGGCCTAAAATTCAGAGGTCTAGTTTGTGCTGCCACGGTTCAGGGGATCTATCGGAAAAGGTTCCCCCGGACCCCCTCCAAAGGAGGGGTAACACACAGACTATATTCTCCTTAGTTCTTAGTCGTTACAAACCTCATCAGAACTAATCCCTTGAAATTAGATCCTACGTAATGTAGTATCTAGAAATTATGGGACGAGGACCTTCTTCAGCTACAAAAGAAAAAACTCAAAATGCAAAAATGGTTCCTGAAGATAAAATCAGAGAAGTTTTTGACTTTTGGGTTTTAACTTTCAAAAAGAGAGTTTCTGCATTAGACCACAAACGCTATATAGCAATTGGTAATGCAATTCACCTTTTCGGTATAGAGAACTGCAAGGACGCAATTCGCGGCTGCACTTACTCAGACTTTCATATGGGACGCAACGCGGCCAAGAAGGTCTATAACGAAATCGAGTTGATTCTCCGTGATGCCGAGCACGTAGAGAGATTCATCAGCTTCCTCCCAGAGGGGAACTCCATAGTTACGGAAGACAACGGGGATCCATTCTGATTTCAGATAGATCTATCCAGAAGGGGACAAGATGACCGAGTACATGTTCAGCCCTGATCAGCTGAACTTCTCTAAGACACCGCTCCGAATAGCCAGCACCCCTGAAGAGATGGCCGCCATCTTATTCACCACGCTGTTTGCACGGGTCAAGTACTTAGACATGCAGCCATTCTCAGCAGAGGAGCTAGAAGAGGAGATGGGTGATAGGGACTACGACACTATGACCAAGAAGGCTCTAGCCTGGATAGCGCAGCTATGACCAAAGACGAACTCATCCCCCTCGTAGACCAGGTCTACGCCACCTATAACCAGACACTCTATGAGGTCGACAAGAAGACGGTCTATCGCGCATGGTACGACTTGCTCTGGGATCTCGAGTACGCAGACGCACACGCTGCCTTTCTCTCACTGGCGATTACTGAAAAGTTCATGCCCAGACCAGGAGACATTCGTAGGGCAACAATAGATACCCAAACAAAAGTACCCCCACAAATAGATGGGTACTCTGCTTGGGGTATTTTTATGACCCTACAAAGAAACGCCAACTTTGGTACCCAAACAGAAATACCCAAATCAGAAGCACTGTATAAAACTTTGGAACGCCTTGGAGACGCTGCACACGACATGCACACCAATGGGGACCGCGAGGCATTCCTGCGCGTCTATGACAAGGTGGTCGCGGAGATCGAACAACACAAATACAAAATTTCTGAAAAAGACGGACGGGCGCAAGCTTTTTAGCCTTTTTTTGACCTGTGAGAAAGAAAGTGCCATTTTCGGCACACGAAGGAGAATCCATGACAAACCCCGAAAACTCATCCGCATCTACTGGGGATTCCTTCACTGGTTCCGGAATGCACCCGGAAGTGACATATACAGTCCGAATCGACGGGGTCTATTCAGACGCAGTGACCGAAATATCCAAGAACCTTGCTGGCTCGCTGGCTACCTACCCCTGCTGTCGCACCTGTAAGTACGGCGAGTTTGAGTCTGAAAAGGACAATCTGGGCAAGTGCCGACG